CACCAATCGTTACGCCATCTACAGTGCCGCCATTGATGTCGGCAGTCGTTGCTACAAGGCTGTTAAGCGTTACAACGCCCGTTGCATCCGCAACCGAGCCTGCTGCCGTACCGTCTTTAGCCTTGAGGTTGGTGACTTCAAGGTTGGTGCTGTCTACCGTCGTAGCGTTGACCGTGGTGATGTTGCCGGTCGTTGCGCCCACGGTCGTAAAAGTACCGGCTGCCGCTGATCCACCGCCGATCACCGTGCCGTCAATGGTGCCGCCGTTAATATCGGCGGTCGTAATGCTGCCAATGTCTGCCCACGTTCCCGTAATCGACACATTGTTGGTCAACGTCCAACCGCTGGCTTGGAAGTTGACGGTATCGCTGGCGGCATTGCCAACCTGCAAGTTGCCGTTCAGCGTGGCCGCACCCGCAACGGTCAGGGTTCCCGAGACGTTAAGGTTCGTAAAACTGTTGACCGGGCTAATTAACTGAAAGCGCGTGCCGTCGTATACGACCGCGACCATCTCGCCTGACACCAAGTCGCCTGCAACAAGCGCCGTCGTGCCATCGCGGGTGACGCTTTTTGCGCCTAGCGTATCAATGTTAAGCGTTACCGCGCCTGTGTTAGTGGCAGGGGCAATGAAGTAATACACCGCGCCCGTGACGTAAGTTGTCAGCGCGGGGGTTAGCGTACCAACAAGCGTGTCGGTGCCAGTTACGGTAACAAGGGCAGCGCCGTTACTCTGAATCTGCGCGACCGTTGCTGCGTCCGTCGCAGCCGTGCCGTTGGCAAGGTTTGTAATCTTAAACCCGCCCATTGGGATGTTAGCAGTCGGTGTTGTTTGCCCGTCCTTGGTAATGGCCGTTGAAAGGCCGTTTGCAAGATCGGCGGTCAGGGCGTTAAACGTCGTGGCCGAAATGACGGTGTTAGCAACGACAGGCTGGCCTGCCGAGTTGATAAGGAACGTACCGCTGCCGTTGTAACTCATCGTCTATCTCCTATCGGTTCTGCGTCTGGCGAGATGCTGCCCCGCCTCCAACGCTGCCAATTACCGTCGCCCGTGCGCGTCTACGTTCAGCAAGTTTTCGCGCTACAGTTTCCATATCAAAAAGTTCTTTTTCTGCGCGTGGCCCTTGCAGCATCAACAACTCTGCCAACTGGTTGCGCGTTTTCTCTGGCAACTGCGCTTGATTCCACATTTTGGTGCCACGAGAAATCATTGTAAGCGGGCCGCCTTGAGCCATGTCCGCAACGTCTAGCGCAACATCTGCGTTTAATTCGCCCAATGCTGCCTGACGAGGCATCGTTTGTGATCCGCGTCCTAATACATCAGCCTCACGCATGGTGCGCTCTGCAACCATTGTGCGATAAAACTGGTCAAACTTTTCTGGCGATCCAAACAAAATTTGCAATTTTTCACGCGGCACAAAGTTTTCAACAAGGTTCATCATTTCGGTGCGCCCTGCTTTGGACGTGCCTACTTTGTCGCGGATGGCCTCAAATGCGCCAATTCGCATAGCCTCAAGTTCTGACTCTGACATTTTTGCCAAATCTTTACGCAACTGATCTGCGGAAACGCTACGGTTAAGAACCGTGCGACCAAAATTGGCAGCGTCACGGGCGGCACTTGGGCCAGCCCAAGCATCTAGCGCATGAGCATAAATTGATTCGCCGGTTTCTGGGTCTGGCGTGCGATTTACAATTTCGGTGCGTAATTTATCGCGCACGGCAGCATAAGCATTGCCGAGTTTGGTTCGTTTACCCGTTACTGCATCCGTTTGCGCTTCAACCAAATCGTCAAGACCTTCCTTGATATTAGCAAGATCAGACGCGCTAAATTGTTTTGTATTTGGCCCTGCGTATGTCCAGCCTTTACCGCCTTGAGTAAGACGATTAGATTTTGAAATTTGTTCGCCAATACGGGTTGCTCCCCATTCATCGGCTTGGCGCACAAGGTCAGAGAGTTCGCCTGACGGGTCATCAATAGTTATCGTCTCCAAACGGCGATACAGCGGGCCAGCATCGCGGGTGCGTTGTTCAGCAAGATCGTCAAGGGTAGACAACAATCGCTTGCCACCCGTTTCAAGACTTTCTTGCCCCGCTTGCGCCATGCGTTCGCCGCGAGTCTCGGCACGCCTTGTCACAAAATCACGCAATTCTGTTTGAGCGCGGCCCGGGATTGTGGCGAGAAGGTCAGCAAGTTGCCGGGCGTTTACGCCCGTGTCCAAAATTGATCCTTCTACCCCTAACGCACGCAGTCTGGCTTTTGCAGCAGGTGAAAACTCTTGCCCCGGTGGCGTGTCACGAATCAATGCCTGAATAAGACGTTTTTGTGCCTCTGAAAGCGCAACTCTTTGAGAAGCCCTTTCTCCAACGTTCATTGCAACGTTGCCCAATACGCCAGTCGCCCCGCTAGTGCCTGCGCCACCTACGCTGCCCGTGAAGCCGCCTAGCAAAATGTCTTTCATCCTGTCTTCTGGCGTTTTTGCTTCGGAATAAGCGCCGCCAGAAATCATGCCTTCGGTGCCGCCTTGTATTGCAGCGGTGCCTGCGCGTTGCGCCATGCTCATTTCGGCTGGCAATGCGGTCGCTGCCGTGACAGCGGGGCGAACCATTGCGCTAGTGCCGCCAGAAACAATGGATGGCACGGTTGAAGAAAGAACATCAAACGCAAATGAGGTCTTTGGGTAGTCTTCGCTAAATTGCTTTGACCCGCCGCGCATGATGTCTTCCATCTTCGGCGGCAAAACGGTGGGATAAACGCCTAACGACGCGCCTTCTAAAAATTTAGACGCACCACGGACAAAAGGCGGCAGTCTGCGGCCCATTCTGAATTCTGCAGATTCGGGTTCTGGAACTGGCAACGCGGATCGCCCGTGCGTTTGCAATTTACGGGCTTCCAGCATTTGCAATTCTCTAAATTCTTCTGGCGTAAGAGGCATTATTTTGCACCTCCCGCTGCTTTTTTCCTTAACTCATTTAATCGCTTTTCATCGTCCGCTGACCACAACGGCATCGGCTTAAACGGCCCGATGACATTCTCCACGTTTAATCCGCTTCGTTGAGCAATGCCCGTGTAATCGGTCAGCAATTTATTTACGTTGGCTTCACGCGCTTGGTAAAACTGCATTGCTGAATCTATAAGTTGTTGCCGTCTTTCTGGCAACATTCTTCCGCTCTTTGCTTCTTCATACCAAGACTTAATTTGACCGCCGTAACTGCCTTCTTTTGCTCGCAAATCAAAATCTTCTTTACGCACGGCTCCGCTTGAGTCTGCGGCCTTGGCAACTGCGTACACAATATCAACGTCGCCAATCGGCGTATTGGGAGCCGTAACGATACGCTGCATTGCGCTTTGCGTTCCCGCCCAATCCATTTCTTTCAGCCTGCTTTGCAACTGATCGCGCAAATTGCTTTCATCTTTTTGCAAATCCCGCGCAGTTGGCGGCATTTGAATATTAGTTGTAGGACGTTGCGAGGCTTTATATTCTTCAAAAGTTTTAGGTGTGCGGCCTGAATTTAATTCTTGCTGCACATAAAATTGATAACTTTGAACATCGCTTGGAAACTCTGGCGCTTTTAACGGCTTTTCCAACACGGTGTAATCACCCGTTTCTTGGTATTTTTTCCTACTTTCTGGCGATGCTTCCATTAGTGCTTCCACACTAACTTGCGGTTCACGCGACAGCATCAACTGCGCGTAACGCTGCGCCATTGGCGTACCGCGCACCATTGTTTGCGTCAACAAGTCACGGCGTTCTTGTGCCGTGGGGCCGACCATTTCGGTACGCATTTGTGGCTGCACCGTTGGGCCGTAAGACACCGCGCCTTCTTCGCTAATCTGCGGCATTCCGACGCTGCCAGCGATCTCTGCGGCGGTCGGTGCGGCAACGCGAGCCTGTGGCGCAAGACCGCGCATCACTTGCTCTGCGCCTGCAACGTCAGCCTCACGCGCTGCGCGGGCGGCTTCGTCGGCTTGCTCCTCGGCTTTGCGTGCGCTGTATGACTTCAGCACTTTTGCCAGACCGCCTGCAATAGACGGCATGGCACGAATGCCTTGGAACGTATATTCCTGATCTGGCGTTTCAGCCTGTTGACGCAACATCTCTGCCAACTGTTGTTGGCGTTGCGCTCGCAGCATTTCTTCTTCGTATGCTGAAGGAGCGCGAAAAACATCAACTCGTTTAATCGCCATCGAAATCCCCTCTGTAACGACCCCCCTGCGGCGTCGTCATCCCTTGAGGGGACGGCATACGAGGGCGGCGTGAGTTACTAATTTGCGGCGGCACCTGCGGCACACCTTGCTGCGGCGGGGCCGATGCGCTCATTGCAGGATTGCTAATCGGGCCGCGATACTGTGATGGGCCTTGTGGGCCATTAAAGTTCATGCTTTGGGGCGGCACGCCGGGGGCTGCGTTAGGCGTTGCTCCTGCGTAGGCCAATGACGGCTGCGGCATCTGACGCGGCGTCATGCCATCAAGCGAGGAATTACGTTCCTGCATCGCCAGCATCCGCGCCAACTCCTGCGGGCGACGATCAGGCTGCATCATCATCATGGGGCGTCGTCCGTTCATAGCATCCTCGTAAAATTATTTAAGTAACCCAGCCAAAAAGCCGCCGCTTGGAGCGCCTGCAACTGCTCCCGCTAATCCAAACAATCCACCAAGATTACTTGCGGCCTGATTGGCTTGAATGCCATACCGTTGCATTGCTGCTGCGTCCTGCGCTTGACCGCCTTGGAATATCGGAGCCGGAGCAACGCTGACGCCGCTGTAGCCTTGGAACTGCGGCACGTTGACCTGACCGCCCGAAAGCAATGCGCTGATCTCGTTGACCGGGATGCTGCGGATTGCGGCCTGCTGTGCCAGCGCCTGCTGCACCGCCGTGTTGTAGAACTGCTGCTGTGCGATGTTCTGCTGGAACTGTTGCTGTTGGGCGGCGTTCTGTGCGGCCAGACGCTGAAAGTCAATCGCCTGATTCTGCGCGAGGGCTTGGTTACGCAGTTGCTGGTAATCCATGACCTGCCCGAACCGCTGCGCTTGGGCTGCGTTTTGCGCGGCCTGTTGGGCGAGTTGACGCTGATACGCCTGCGCCTGCGCTTGGTTGTAAAACTCGGCCTGCGCGCCTGACTGTGCCGCCTGCTGTTGCTGACGGGCAAGGTTGAACTCTGCGGCCTGTTGCTGTTGTGCAAAGTTTTGTGCAGCGGCAGCGTTCGCCATCTGTTGTGCCTGCTGGCCCATCCCAAACTGCTGCAACAAGGCTTCGCGGTTAAACTGCTGCCCCGCCATCGCCTGTTGGTAGGCTTGCTGCTGCGCTTGGTTAAACGCCTCACGCGAGGCCAACGCTTGCTGGAAGTTCTGCGCTCCAGCGGCGTTGATAATCTGCTGCAACTGCGCCTGCTGACCGAACTGCTGTCCACCAAGTTGCGCGGCGAGTTCGGCGGTGCCTTGGGCCTGACCAAAGCGCTGCGCTTGTGCGGCACGCTGGGCTTCCTCGGCGGCAAGGGCTGATTGCAGGTTCTGCTGAACCGCTTGGTTCTGCGCCTGCTGCGCGGCCTGCGCTTGGGCAAAGTTCTGTGCGATAGCGCGGTTCTGTGCTTCCTGCGCCGCTTGGCCAGTTTGAAACGAGGCCAGTTGCGCCTCACGACCAAACTCACCCGCCTGCACTCGCTGCTGGAACGCCTGCTGCTGCGCCTGATTGGCGGCGGCTTGCGTGGCAAGTGCTTGCTGGACGTTCTGGCCAAGACCGACGTTGTAAAGACCCGCCTGCTCCATGCCAGCGCCAAAACCTTGCAGTTGCGCTTGGTTGGCAAACATTGCACGGGCCTGCTGTTCGGCAAAGCCCTGCTGACGAGCCGCCTGATCTAGCGCAATACCTTGCGCTGCGGCTTGCAGCATCATATCGTTTTCTTTTTGCGCCTGCGCCTGCATCGCGGCGTTAAACGCCTCACCGCCCGGTCGCAGACCTTGGTTAACGAGTTGCGTATATAGCGCCTGACGCTCACCCTGCAACTGTGGCGCGAGGCGCGACATGATCGCCTGTTGCGCCGTGGTGCCTGCCTGCACAGGGGCGGCGGCAAGGTTAGCAACGTCAATCTGGCCCTGTAACTGCGGGCCTTGGACAAACTGCTGGGCGTAGCCAAATTGCCCCTGTCCCGGTGCGGCTTGAACGCCACCAACGCCTGAAACATCTAGCCCTTGGAATTGCACGCCAGCGGGGCCACCGGCTGCCATGCCAAATAAGCCACCAGCAGGGCCGCCCTGCGCCATGCCGAACTGGCCTGCGCCGACGCCTTGGCCGACGCCACCCACGCCCGAGTAGTCAACGCCATACTCACGCGGGACGCCAATGTAATATGAACCTGCGGGGGCGAAGGCTGTTTCGCCTACCGCTGTCTGCGGGCCGCCATACTGGAAATTTGCAAGACCGGGTGCGGCAGGGCCGCCTGCGGCTCGCTCACCCGCTCCGATCTGCCCCGGCAATGCCTCGGTGTAAAACCCCGACGTTGGCGCGTAACCGGCTGCGCCCGGGGCGAACTGCATATCGCCCGTCGCAAAGCCCATATCCACATAACCGGCCTCGCCGCGATACGGGATATAACTGCCCGGGGTCGCTACCGCGCCTGCGTAATCTACGCCATACCGCAATCCGGGGAGGTTTTCGGGTCGGAATGCCGAGGCGATGCCAAGACCGCCCAACCCTTGTGCGGCACCCGCTGCCGCCTCTGACATATACCGCTGCGCCAACTCCTGCTGGCGTAATGCCGCTTCGGCGTTGGGATCAATCGTTTGGCGAATAGTCGGCTGTTCAATCTCGGTGCCAAATTGCTCTGGCGTTGGCGGTTCGCCCGCCAAATCAGGGTTTTCAAAGAGCCGCTTTTGATACTCGGCCATCGCCTTGTTGTAGGCGTCGGTGTCCGTTGTGCGTTTCTTTTCCCACGTTACAGTCTGCGTTCCCGTAGGACTGTAGATGTTGGGATTGCTCATGTACGCCGACTGCTTTGCAGCGGCGAGGTTAGCCTCTCCCTGCTTGATGGCTAACGTGGCGTAATCAGGCGCTGGCGGTGGCGCTGGCGATCTTTTGCCCATACCGAGGCTCCAAGTACCGACACTTGTCGGGTGTCTGCGTCATCAAAACAATGTCTCCAGAGTCGTGCGCGGCACCTTTAATCCGCGCTTCTTCCGAAAACCCCATCTTGCTGACCAATGCGAGCGCCCGGGTATGGTTGCTGCTGATTGGCCCTATAATCTTATCAACATTTGCGACGTTGTACGCATAGTCATACACCGCCGCCATATACGCTGGGGTGACCCGTTCCCACGCTATGTGGCAAACGACGGATCGCCCGTTCCAATTCTCGTAGACCGTTCCTGCGACGATCTTGCCGTCACGCTCAAGACCGATGGCGGTTGAGCGGTTAGGGTCAAACGCACCCTCTGTTTGCGCCGTGACCCATGCCCCAACATGGGGGCCGCTTACGATGCGCCAGCCCATCCGAGTTGGTACACGATGTCAGTAGAGGCCCACTCCAGCGTCAGGTTTTTGCTGCTGCTGTTGAAGTTAACGGCAGCGCAGTACCCGATGCCTTGCAGGCCCGTAAAGTTGTTGGACACGACCGTATCCGACCCCCAAATCGCTTGATCCCACAAGCCTACATCCCACAAACCATAGGCCGTGGACGAGAACGACAAGGGGCCAACGATGTCGGCGGTCTGAAAATCTACGTTGACGCCAATGCTGATCGCAGGCTGACCGTTGCTGTAAATGGTTGGGCGGCCACGGGTAAAGTATTTGATGACACCGCGTGTCTCAAAGTAGTTAAACGCCTGCAGCGCCCGAGTCGGGATTGCCGCGCCGTTGTCGTTAAAACCGCCGCTGCCGCTTGCCGTTGTCCAGCCCTGCGCCACCGAGCCGCCTGTGCCGAAATAAGGCGTGTCGTTAAGCAATGTCCAACAGTTTGCGTACCAGCCCGTAAACCGACACCACGCTTTTGTGATGTTGTTCATCACAAATTGCTGTTGTGCGCCCGTGCTGACGGGAACATTGACAATTAGGGCATTGTTGAGCGGGTTATAAAGCAATCCCCACCCAAAATTGTCTTTATAAGTGCGCGTTGCCGTTGCAAAAGCGCCTTGTATCTTGTCTGACAGCGCCACTTGTGGGTCTAACCGTGATGACTGCAGCGCCGAGGCGAGCGGAATCAGTCCGTCCAGCGTCAAAAGCAGCAAATCACCACCATATTTCGCCACGCAACGCCGCGAAACGGGTGCGCCGACCTGCCAAACGCCAATCAGCGCCCATGTAGACGCGCTGGAGGGGTCGGTGCCACGGTAAACGATAATTTCGCCCTGATCGGTGACGAAAACGAGGTTGTCGTCAACGCCGTATCCAGCGTCAATCGTCCACGTTGCCATCGCCCGCAAGGTGCCGCCGTTACGCGCTACCGATGACAGGTCTAGGACGTTCGCCGCACCACCCACCGATGCCGTGGGCAAATACCACGCCTTGAGCGTGTCCTTTTGGATAAACCACATCCTGTTTTTGAACAGGGTGGGCGAGGTCAGCGTGGTGGTTGTAACGCCTGTAATCGCGGGGGTGGATGCGCCCGTGATCGCCGTCCACGTTGTGCCGTCATAAAGTCGTGGCGCGTCTACGCCGTTTGCGGCGTATAGGTAACTGCCGCCCGAGGTCGTGATATTTACCGACTCCCAGCGGCTATCTGATAGCCCGGTAACTACCGCTGCGCCCACAACGCCAGAGGTCGTCACATCAAAAATGCTGCCCCCTGCGATGGCAAACATCTTGTCGTTTGCCCCGCCGTTGTAGGTCATCAGGGTTTCGACCTGACCCGAAATGCCCGTAACGTGCGGCGTGTAGCCGCCTCGTATGCCAACGCTGGAGACACCCGGGAACAGGTTATCTAACGTCACCGCATCGGTCGGGGCCATGTTGGCAAGCGAGTCGCGGGCGTTCCACCCACCCACGGGCGCGGGCAACGAGGCGACATTGTTGCTCGTCCTTTGGATTAACCGTCTGCGAACGGGCGAGGCCATTACTGCGAGTCCGTCCCGTACCCGCTGTCAGGGATGTTGTCGTAGCCGATGAGGACGGTGCCGGGGCGCGGCGCAAACGAAAGGTTTGCCGATGCCGTGTCTTGCGCCACCGCTGTCTCAAACTCCATGAGGTAATCACGATAAAGGGCGGTCGTGTCAAAGCCCTTGGCCTCAAAGTATTTAAGTTTTGTACCCAGCACCATCAAACGATCTGGGTAGATGCAAGTGTCATCGTCAGCGGTGAACGAACTCTTGGGTGCGCCTGCCGCGCTTTCGGCCCAAGATCGGCTGCGGTACTCAAACCCAAGCAGTTCGCCTGCGTTCATCCCCGGCCAAATCTGGAAATATTTGCCGAGCAGCCGCCAGCGGATACGCGGGCCGGTGCTGATGTAACCCGAGAGCAACCATTCCCATTGCTGCGGCGACTCGGGGCCAAGCATTTCCCAACGCTTGCTCTTGTCCCAATGGGTGTGGTTAACCGTGCTGTTGTAGTCAGCGGGCAGGTCGTATTTGACCTTCTGGAAGATCAACTGGCCGCCGACCTGCGCCTCGGTCGGCGCGTAGTTCAGCGTCACCGACGTTGCAGAGTCTACCGAGGTAATGTAAGTGGCGTTCGGGATACCAACGCCCTGCACCTGATACGAGGTCGATAGCCCTGCGGTAGAGGGAATACCCGTAATCGTGTAACTGCTTGTCGTCCACGTTCCCGTGGTCGTCGTCGCCTCGGTGTAGAACGTATGTTGCTTCGTCAATTCACGCCAGTCGGCGCGGCGCAGCAACTCATAGCCACAGGCGTTCATCAACGCCAATAACTGCACGATGTCCTGACTACTATTCCCCGCCACCGTCGTCGGGGTCGGAATGCCTAACTCTTGCGTGCATTCCGTAATCAACTGAACCATCGTGCTGCCCATACTATGTCTCCACTACTTTTGCGGGACGACCGCGCTTCGGCTTGTCCATCATGGCAGCCATCTGCGCCTGAAGTTCGGCTAACTGGCGCTTCGTGTCGGCCAGTTCTTCGTTGCTTTCGCTGCGGTTCTTGCGGTTAAGGTACATACGCGCCTTTTCGCGCATCCCCACGGCACCCATACCGATCCGCTGCAGTTGACCGTCAGAGGCCAATGCCAACTGTTCCACCGTCACAAACTTAAGGATGTTGAGTTCCGCGATCATGTCCTTGCTGACATCCTCGGGAAAATCCCGATGCCATTGCGTGAGCGGCGTGCCAATCTGCTCGGCGGCGCTTTCGCTCTGCTGCATCTGGTAATACAACCATTGCCGAGGGAAACGCTGCTTATGATCGTCGCGCACCGGCTGGTCGATGATGTTGGTCTTGTCTCCCGGGGCCATAATCCGCACATAAGACTTGCCCTTTTTCGGGCCGTCCTCGCGGGTGTAGAACTCAACGTGTAGTTGAGCGTCGGCGTTGTTGATGTCGCTGTCCAGCATTTCCTTTCTCCTGTGGGGATTGGGGCTTACAGGTTGTTGACCTGTGTTACGGTGCAAATTACTGACGGAATCGCAGGCCATACGCTTGTGGCGCTGGCTGCAAGGATTCTAGCGTTTGTCGTACTGGTTGCCCACATCAACTCAACGTAGTGGGTAGGTTCTAACTCAATGACGAAATTCCATGCGGCAACGGTACGCGCCGAGGTTCCCTGCAACGCAACCGTGCTGGCTGAATTTGGCACATTAGTGCCGTTTTTACGCAGCCAAATGTAGACGTTTGCGGTGGCTCCTGACGTTTGGTCTAACTGAGCCGAAAACTGGACGTTGTAGACGCCCTGATTAGCCACTACAAGGCGCGAGGTCGGTGACCCAATGGACACGCCGTTGCTGCTATCGGTCGTGTTAAACGTCATGGCATAGGCGGTATTGATAGAGGCCGCCGTCTGCAAGGTAGTGTCCGAAAACGCCCCGTAATGCAGGATTGGGACTGACGAGTTAAAGCCCTGCAAGCCCTCCCACCGGCTATTGCTGACAGCGAAAAACACCGCCGAACAGCCAATGTTGACCGTTGAGGATGACCCGCCGTCTATTTGCGTGGTGGATTCATAGGGATAAACGGTTAGCGCATTTGCGCCCGAGTTTGTTACCCAAATCGTCTCGCCCATTTCGGTTGGCGGCAGTTTGACGCCTGTGCCAGAGGCTACCGTTGTGACGTTGTTATAGACGTAGGTAATGGCCGTGGCGCTACCCGCTGACGTACCCGCTGCGGTCACCGATGCATTGCCGTCGCCGCAAATGGACACCGTGGATAATTGGCTAATGCCGCTACCCAAGACTCGGGACGGGATCGCCATTACGCCGCCTCGGCGCGTTCAGCCCTTACGCGCATGATCTCTGCGATCAGCCCCGGCCCCTTAACGTCAAGCGTTACATCGGGCATGACCTCAAAAATCTTCTGAAATTCGTTGGCCTGCTGGGCCATTGCCATGTTGCAGTTAAACTTCTTACCCGTTGGGCCGCCTACCCAAATATCTACCGATGGGCCGGTTGTCTCGCCCGTGAATCGCTTAAGGCCGTCTGCGCGGTTGCAGGAGTCGTAGCCGTAAAGCGTGAAATTGCGGAATCCGAGGATGTAGCCAATGTTAATGGCACGCAGACCCGAGGTCGTGCCGCCACCGATGGCTAACTTGTTTGGCCCCAGCGCCTCCATCTCTGCCCCCGGCGCCCATGAGTGCCACAGCAACACCTTTTTGCCGTTGAGGTAGTCAAAGGTGGAGGGCGGGCAGCGCGAGGCGGGCATATAGGTCGTATGGTCGTTCAGCCGCTGGATGCCGCTGGTGCGGTCGCGGGGATCAAGGTTGACCCACAGATCAGGCTCCACGCCGTTTGCTACGAGGTAATCGTGCGTGGCCTTGATACTGACAATCGGTCGCCCTGCCTTGCGGTGGGCTTTGATCTCGTCAATGTAGTCAGGCATAGACCACCCGCTCGCCACCAGCACCATGTTGCCATCGTGTTTGGTGGGAGCGAGGGTCAGTTCTGGTAGACCACGGGCCAGCGCCGAGCGGATGTTGGAACAAAGTTCCTCGTCCGTCCCTGCCGCCTGTACCGTGATCTCCAGAGGC